GCAGTGTTATGATAACCCTCAATGCACATCCATGGAAGAGTTCATGGAAGACCTTAGAAGGTTTAGATATCTAAAACGACTGTTACGAAGATATTATAAAAATGGTGAACTCAGAGAAAGATTAATTCTTAATCATCTCATCGTCATTTTCAATATATTTGGATTCGATAACACAGTAAAAATGTTAGAATTCAAAATTGACCAAGAGTACTGGCCTGTGCTCAAAACTTGTTTAATCTATATGGACTTAGTTGAAGAGGACTGGAAGACAGACATACCAATAGATATGGAAGTAGCAGGAACATTAAGAGAATTATGACACAGGTACAATTAAAAGAAGGTGCAATGGGTGTAGTTGATACAGTCATTGTATTTCGTATTCTTAAAATGATGACCAGAAAGTGGAGTGAAATGGATGCATTCAAACTTGGTCTTATTGATGATAATGGTAAAAGAATAAAAACTAAAAAACCTAAAACCTCAGAAGAAAAAAATTCATACACTTTACTACATAGATTAGTATTCAATTTAAAAAGAGTCTTGGAACTACTACCATTTGGTAGAACCAGACTTGCATCTTACGCTGCATCGTTAGCACTTCTAAAAGAACATTTTGAAATAGATGGAAAGTATCTAGAAGAATCATTCTACACACACTTAAAAGAAAATGATTTAGTACTTGACTTATTAGAGGGTCATGATAATATGAATAATCTACAAAAAGGAAAAGAATACGAACTGAGACAATCAGTTTGGAATGAAGAAGATAACATAGGTCACAGAGGTGACTATGTTCAAGTATTAGGTAAAACTGATACTGTAATGGGAGTAGACATTTATCGTGTTTACAATAGGTCTCAAGACCAATCAATGTTAATAACAGGACATGATGTTAAATGAAAATAACTAAAACAGATAATCCACCAAAAGAAGATAAACTCTTTGAAGGTGCAAACTATCCAGTTGAACAAGAACTAAATCCAGAAGATGTGATAGAAATATTTCAAACACCTTTGACTGGTTGTTACAACTGGGATTACAAAGTACAAGATAATCGTATAAAAAAATTATATGAACTTGGTAAAGAATTAGAATGGAATGTAGAAAAAGATGTAGATTGGAATCATCCTAAACCAGAAATTGATGACGAAGGTTTTGAATTCTTTAACAATGAATGGAAAGACCACAAACAATATTCAAAACTATCAAATGCAGAAAGAAAACAGTTTGTTAGGGATAGTCAAGACTGGACACTAAGTCAACTTATGCATGGTGAACAAGGTGCATTATTAGTTGCATCTCAACTTACAAGTTGTGCTCCTACATTCAATGCAAAACTATATGCAGCTTCTCAGACTTTTGATGAGGCAAGACATGTAGAAGCATTTAATAAATATCTACAGACTAGAATGGGTAGAATTATGCCTATAGGGAAAAACTTAAAGGCATTATTAGATAAAGTTCTAACAGACCCAAGATGGGATTTTAAATTTATCGGAATGCAAATTATAATTGAAGGACTTGCACTTGCAATCTTTAATACCATGAAAGAGTCTACTCAAGACCCAGTATTAAAAAGAATACTATCTTTAGTGATTAGAGACGAAGCAAGACATGTAACTTTTGGTGTAAATTATTTAACAAGTTTTGTTACCACATTAACTCCAGAAGAAAAAATAGAAAGAGAAGATTTTTGTTTAGAAGCATGTACAGTAATGAGAAATAGATTTAAACAATATGAAGTCTGGGAAAAGTATGGTTTTGATTTAGATTATACAGATGAGTATGTTAAAGAAAATGCATTTCAAGGAAGATTTCAACATCTTCTATTTACTAGAGTTATGCCTAACCTTAAGAAAATTGGATTACTTCCAGATAGACTTTTACCTAAATATGAACAGTTAGGTGTTTCAGAGTGGATTGACTTAGAATCAGATTATGAAACATCATGGGAAGAATTAAGTAAACCATTAGAGAGTGTAGCATGAAATTAAAAAGGTTCAAACAAGTATTCGAAGACGCACCAGTAAATTCAGCTGGGGTTGCAGTAGCAACTAATGAACCTATTGTTCGTAAAAAGAAAAAGAAAGAAGATGCATCTGGTAGAGAAGTAGGAACACCAGAACTTTTAAAAAGGTACAAAGAAGATACTCCAGGCCAATCAATGAGTGAAGCAAAAAAAGATATGACTGCAATATCTTCTTGGAAAAAGAAATTAAAAAATATTAAAGGTCTTCCTAAAGACACTATACAACATTTATCTACATTACCTACACCAGTTATTACATCTTTAATAAATCAAATAGGTATGATTGTTGCTGGTGATGATGAACATCCACCTCATGTAAAGGACAAAGAAAAAGAAAAGAAAAAAGAAGTTCTTAAAGGTTCACTTGCATCTGAGGAAAGAGAACTTGCATATCATCTTACAAATGTTCAAGAGGCAAGACTTATAGTAGATGGTAAGATAGTTACTAGTGTAGACCAAATACTTGGTATAATTCTTAAAAAACTTAAGTCTGAAATGGGTAAGAAATACAAACAAAATGCAAAAGATGGTCTTGCATATATCAACAACATTGCAAGAATGGTAGGAATGAAAGCAACAGACCAGAAACAAACAAAAGGTAAATTATTTTTAAAATTAGGTGAAGACCTAGAAGAAGGACTTTGGGATAATATTAGAAAGAAAAAAGCAAGAATTAAATCTGGTTCTGGTGAAAAAATGAGAAAGAAGGGTGAAAAAGGAGCTCCTACTCCAGACCAAATCAAAAAAGCACAGGAAGAATGTTGTGCAGAATGTCTTGGTCATTATGACCATATGATTACAGAAGCAGAGTATCAAGGTAAGAAAGTTAATTTAAATGACCCTATAAGGACTTCTGAGAACCCTAACAAGAAGTTTAAGGTATATGTTAAGGGTGAGAGTGGTAAGGTCGTAGTAGTTCGTTTTGGAGACCCTAAGATGGGTATAAACAGAGACAATGCAGAACGAAGAAAATCATTTAGAGCAAGACATAATTGTGCAGACCCAGGCCCCAAATGGAAAGCAAGATATTGGTCATGTTACCAGTGGAGAGCAAGTGCAAAAGTGGATAATTAAAATTTGGGACTGGATTAAATGTGCATTTTGGTGGTTCATAGACTTATTCAGAACAAGATATGAAGTAACAGTATCATTCAACAAAGAATGGGGTGATGCAGATGATAGAAGTTATATAGCAAAAAAGATTAGTACACAAAAAGAAAAACATCTAAAATTCACAACTGAGGATAACGAAGTAGTTGAATATAGAAGTGCTGCAGGATTGAACTATATAATAAAGGAGTTATAAAATGTCAGTAGAAAAAATAATAGCAGAACATTTAAACATTGACGAATCATCAATCAGTGATGATAGTAAAATCGTTGAAGATTTAGGTGCAGATTCATTACATACAGTAGAACTTGTTATGAAGTTTGAAAATACATATGATATGGAAATACCAGATGAAGATACAGATAATCTAATTACTGTAGGTGATGTAAAAAAATACATTGAGGAATATTCATAATGAACCAGATGTTTATGGGAATTATGTTGGTATTAGGTCTTGCAACCTTTTATCTTTATAATCAAAACCAAACATTAACTGCAAACAACCTTGCACTTGAAGGTGCAGTACAAGAACAACAAATGGCTATGGATGCAATGAGAGAATCCTTTGAAAAACAAGGTAAAGCTCTAAATAATCTTGCATCAAAAAATGCACAAATAGAACAAGAAATGAACTCATATCTTGATATATTTCGAAGACATAATTTAAACCAACTTGCAGTTGCAAAGCCAGGAATGATTGAAAAAAGAATCAATGATTCAACAATGCAAGTATTTGAGAGCATAGAAAATGACAGTAAAGAATTGGATTCTTTGGACGACCCTTCCGCTGATATTAATCCTAACAACTAGTTGTGCTAGTTTTGGGACTAAGAAAGTAGAAGTCGTATCCAAACCCCTAGAAATAGATATATTACAACCTACAATGCCTAGGAACATTGATTTGAAAGAACCTAGGTTTTATGTAGTATCTGAAGCTAAAATTGCAAATCCTTGTATCAAAAACGAAGAAGGAAAAAGACCTAGAACTAAACAAGAAGATGGAACTTGGGTATGTGATTTAGGTAAAGAAAATCCAGATTGGCCAGAAAATTATACCTATCTTGATAGATTTATGGATGACATGAAAAAGATGAATAATGGTGATATTGTTTTCGTTGCATTTTCGGTCAGTGATTATGAACTCATGTCATATAATATGCAAGAACTTAGAAGATACATTCGTGAAGTACAAGAAGTTGTAGTTTATTACAGGAATGTTACTATTAAGAACCCAGATGGAAGCACAGAAGAAGGAAAGGCTGCAGTCATCAAGAAAAACTAAAACCAATGTCTAAATATTTGTAAGAGAGAACAAATATTACCTTGACAAATCCCAGAAACATAGTATTATAGATATATGTCTTTGTGGATTGATAAAAAATACCTTAAACTGGTATCTCCTCGAATGAGAAATGTAAAATGGAAGGATGATAAAGTCCTTAACCATTCATGTCCTTATTGTGGAGACAGTTCTAAGAACCAGTTGAAAGCAAGAGGATATCACTTTCAACATAAGGATACCTATGTCTATAAATGTCACAATTGTGGACATTCTACTAACATAGGAATCTTCCTCAAAGACCATGATGACATGTTGTATAAACAATGGGTTATGGAAAGGTTTGGTAAGAAAAATGATACCAGACCAGTTGCACAACAGAACTTTACTTTTGAAGCACCTAAGTTTAAAGACAACCCACTTGGTAAATATCCTAAGGCAAAAGATAATCAATTATGTATTGACTATCTTTCTAAAAGAGAAATACCAGAGAAATGGTGGGATGATTTTTACTTTGTTGAGTCTGCACAAAGTCTAAGTTCAGTAAATTATAAGTATAATAAGAGAGTTTTAGGTAATGACCCAAGACTTGTAATTCCCTTCTATAATAGACAAAAAAATCTAATAGGGGTTACAGGTCGTGCATTAAATGCTTCAGAACTAAGATATTTAACACTACGCTTCGATGATAATGAACCACTTATATTCAATCTCGACAAAGTTGATTTCAACCAACCTCTTTATGTTGTTGAAGGCCCAATTGACTCTCTGTTTCTGGATAACTGCATTGCAGTCGCAGGTTCAGACTTCTCCAAGGTAACTAATCAAATATCTAAGAGTAATTCAACTCTTATCTTTGATAATGAACCTCGGAATAAAGAAATCGTCAAGAAGATGAAGTCTATGTCTGAACAAGGATACAAAGTTTGTGTCTGGCCTGAAACAATATTGGAAAAAGATATCAATGATATGGTACTCAATCGAATACCAGATATCAGTGGTGTGATTAAAGAGAATACAAAACAAGGTTTAGAGTTATCCCTTGCAATTAATAACTGGAGTAAAGTATAGTGAATGGTAATGGTTTAAGTATTACGAAGAGGGATGGGTCAAAAGAAAATCTAAATTTAGATAAAATTCATAAAATGGTAGAAGCTGCATGTGATGGTATCAATGGAGTTTCTGCATCACAGGTTGAAATGAGTGCAAACTTATCTTTTTATGAAGGAGTAACAACTCAAGAAATTCAAGACACACTAATAAAATCTGCATCAGATTTGATATCATTGGACACACCAAATTATCAATATGTAGCTGCAAGACTTTTATTATTTGCAATTCGTAAAGATGTCTTTAACACCAAATGGAAAGATAGTAAAATATATCCACCATTAAAAGAAATAGTAGAAAGAAATATAGAGATAGGTGTTTATGACAAAGAATTGATAAGTTATTATGATGATGAAGAATGGAGTAAATTAAACTCATTTCTGAATCATAATAGAGACATGTTGTTTGCATACGCAGGTCTCAGACAGGTAGTGGATAAATACCTTGTACAAGACAGGTCATCTGGTAAATTGTATGAGTCTCCACAATTTATGTATATTTTGATTAGTGCAGTTCTTTTTAAGGACTACCCTAAAGAAACGAGGTTAAATTATGTTAAAAGATATTATGACGCGATTAGTCAATTTAAAATCAATATTCCAACCCCAGTTATGGCAGGAGTCAGAACCCCTCTTAGACAATTTGCTAGCTGTGTTCTGGTGGATAGTGATGATACTCTTCCAAGTATTTTCTCTAGTGACATGGCTATTGGTAGGTATGTTGCACAGAGGGCTGGTATTGGTATCAATGCTGGTAGGATTCGTGGAATCAATTCTAAAATTAGGGGTGGAGAAGTACAGCACACAGGAGTTATTCCTTTCCTCAAGAAATTTGAATCCACAGTTAGATGTTGTACTCAAAATGGAGTCCGCGGTGGTTCGGCTACTGTCCATTTTCCAGTCTGGCATCAAGAAATTGAGGACATTATTGTTCTCAAAAACAATAAAGGAACAGAAGATAATAGAGTCAGAAAGTTAGACTACTCTATTCAATTATCTAAATTATTTTATGAACGATTTATCAAAGACGAGGATATCACTTTGTTTTCTCCTCATGATGTGCCTGACCTCTACGATGCATTTGGAACAGAAGGGTTTGATGAACTTTACGAAAAGTACGAGAGAGCATATTCAATCCCTAAAAAGAAAATAAGTGCAAGAACACTGTTTATGGATATTCTCAAAGAGAGAGCAGAAACAGGAAGAATTTACATACAAAATATTGACCATAGTAATAGTCATAGTTCATTTTTAGATAAGGTGAACATGAGTAATCTATGTCAAGAAATAACATTACCTACAACACCTATAAGTCATCCAGACGATGAAGAAGGTGAGATTGCACTTTGTATATTATCTGCAATCAATATAGGTTCTATTAAATTAGAAGAAATGGGAGAACTTTGTGATATTACAGTTCGTGGATTAGATGAATTAATTGATTATCAAAAATATCCAGTAAGAGCTGCAGAAATATCAACTAAAGCAAGAAGGAGTTTAGGTATTGGATACATTGGACTTGCACATTTTCTTGCAAAGAATAAAGTTAAATATGGTGATGCAGAAGCACATAAATTAGTGCATGAACTTACAGAAAGTTTTCAATATAACTTATTAAAAGCATCAACTCAACTTGCATTAGAAAAAGGTAAATGTGATTGGTATGATAGAACAAAATATGCAAAAGGATTATTACCAATTGATACTTATAAAAAAGATGTTGATGAAATTACAAAACCAGTTTACAAACAAGATTGGGAAAAATTAAGAACTATAATTAAGGTGCATGGACTAAGACACTCAACATTGTCTGCACAGATGCCCTCAGAGTCCTCTAGCGTCGTTTCTAACGAGACAAATGGTATAGAACCACCTAGAGACTATATTACTATTAAAAAGTCTAAGAAAGGGCCTCTAAAACAGGTTGTTCCATCATATCAAATATTGCAGAACTTCTATACATTATTATGGGATATGCAAGATAATGATGGGTATATTAAAGTAGTTTCTGTTATGCAGAAATTCTTTGACCAAGGTATTAGTGGTAACTGGTCTTATAACCCAGAAAACTATGAAAATAACGAAGTTCCTATCTCTGAGATGGCAACAGACCTTCTTAAAACTTATAAATATGGATGGAAAACTTCTTATTACCAAAATACATATGATATGAAGACAGATGAGGTTGTCGAAGTAAAAGACGAACCACTTCCTATACAGGAAGAATTAGATGATGAGGAATGTGACGCATGCGCCATTTAGAATTTGCAAGAGTAAATAGAGAAGAAAAACAAAAAAGAAAAGAACAACATCTTGAAAATGTAGAACAACTTCAAGAAAGAATTCTAAAAAACTATAATCTATCAGTTGAAGGAAGAAATGAAATCTTCAACCCAGAGACAGACCATCCAAAGGATGCACCAGAGATAACCAAGGAAGGTTATTCGTTTGCAAAAAATAGATTCTTTGTTGCAAGAAACTTTTTTAGTCAGTCTCACATTAATTGGACTGAACATATGTTTAAGTTCCAAGAACAACGAAAACAATATTATCGTGAAGAACATATTATTGGTGCAAATTTTGACGATAAAGGTAAAGGATTAGATACATGGGTTAGTAAAGGAATGCCTTTTCCAAATTATGGAGAAACAATTCTTTTAATGTATCAAAAGAAAATTGAAGACTTATTTGGTGTTCGATTAGTTCCAACATATTCTTATGGAAGAACTTATGATAGACATTCAAGGTTACTAAGTCATACTGATAGACCATCATGTGAGATTAGTGCAACTTTTCCTATATCATATGATACTGATGATAATAAACCATGGACAATATGGGTTCGTAATGATATGAACTATTGTGGAATGGATAATGATACATCATGGGATTTAACAATGGGAAGTCCTTTTGATGAAAGAGAAAATTGCATTCCAGTAAATCTTGAACCAGGCGATGCACTATTTTATCAAGGAAGTAATGTAATACATTGGAGAGAAAGACTTGCTGGAGATAGTGCAAGACAAATTTTTATACATTATTTACATAAAGATGGCCCAATGTATAGAGACTTTCCAATATTAAAATATGATGGTAGACCATCAATTTATCATGGAACAGGAAGTAAAGCAGATAGAGAATGGTCGAATGCAAATGGAATAATACAAAATGCAGAAACATACTGGACATATGGAAATTCTGCATTAACAGACCCTATCACAGGTAAACCATGTGGTAAAGGACACGAGAAATATGAGTAAAGTTTTTAATAGAAACAAAGTAAATTTTTTAAAGAATCCAATCTTTTTTGGAGAGGAACTTAATACCCAACGATATGACGATTTTAAATATCCGATTTTCGATAAACTCACACAAAGACAATTGGGTTATTTCTGGAGACCAGAAGAAGTTTCTCTTCAAAAAGATAGGAACGACTATAATGAACTTAGTAAAGCACACAAACATATCTTTACTAGTAATCTAAAGTATCAAACACTTTTAGATTCAGTTCAAGGTAGAGGGCCTGCAACTGCACTACTACCCTTCTGCACTCTTCCAGAGTTAGAGGGATGTATCATTGCATGGGACTTTATGGAAACAATCCATAGTCGTTCCTACACTTATATGATAAAGAATCTGTATTCAGACCCAACAAAAATATTTGATACAATTCTTGATGACGAAAAGATTATTGCAAGAGCAGAATCGGTCACAAAAAGATATGATGAGTTCATTGACTATGCACAGAGATATAGTTTAGGATATGAAAAGGATGAGTATGAACTTAAGAAAAGATTATATCTTGCACTGATAAGTATCAATATCTTAGAAGGTATTCGTTTCTTTGTATCATTTGCATGTACTTTTGCATTTGGTGAAATGAAAAAGATGGAAGGTTCTGCAAAGATTATCAGTCTGATTGCAAGAGACGAAGCACAACATCTTGCAATATCACAACACATTCTAAAATGTTATCAGAAAGAAGAAAAAGATAAAGTAATGTTAAAAGTCATGAAAGATTGTGAACCAGATGTTTATCAAATGTATGAAGAAGCAGTTGCAGAAGAAAAAGACTGGGCAGAATATCTATTTAAATATGGTAGTATGTTAGGATTGTCAACTGCATTACTAAGTCAGTATGTAGAGTATATTGCAAATAGAAGACTTCGTGCAATTGGTTTGAATCCTATATATGATATCTCAAGTAGAACTAATCCATTACCATGGACACAACACTGGTTATCATCTAGAGGACAACAGAATGCACCACAGGAGACAGAGATTGAATCTTATGTTATCGGTGGTATTAAACAAGATATTAAAGAAGATACTTTCGAGGGATTTAAATTATGAAGGAACTAGGAATGGTAACATTAGGAATAATGGTTTTTATGGGATTTTTTGCAACAGTAATATATCCAGACATGGAATATACAGGATACTCTAGTACTCATTCATGTTATGGTGAATGTTATGAAGAGTATGTCAGAGTAAATGGTACTGTAGTGGAAATAGAACAGAGAAAGAGAGAGATTGCAAATGCAGATGAATTTAGTTCAATCAGAGGATTATGGGCTGGATGTGCAGCTTGTCATGGACAAGAAGGTCAAGGTATGGCAGTCTTTCCTAAACTTGCTGGTCAATCTCAAGATTATATCGTGGGTAGACTTAATGCATACAAAAACAGAGAAACAGTAGGTGCAATGTCATCTACAATGTGGGGACAAGCTGCAATGTTGTCCGATAGTGAAATAGAATTACTAGGTGAATTTATACAGGAGACCATGAAGTGATAGAAATATATGGAAAAACACAATGTCCTTATTGTGACAAAGCAAAACAACTTTGTGAAAGAGAAGGATACGAATTTATATATAAACAACTGGATACAGATTTTACAAGAGAAGAACTCTTTGAACAATTTCCAGGCGCAAGAACCTTCCCTCAAATAAAAGTGGAAGGTGAAAACATCGGTGGTTATGACCAGTTATATGCATGGCATAACAAGGATTGGAACGATAAATAGGAGATAACAATTATGCAAGACCCAGAACAAGTAAGGTCTTTTTATTGTGGAGAATGTGGTGCAGAAGGTAATGTTGAATATGATTTGGGTGATGGATATGAAATTAAATTTTGCCCATTTTGTGGTTCAGACTTAGAAATAGAAGATGAATTTGATATACAGGAACAATTAGATTTCGATGAATAGAGCAGTAATACTAGATGCATTAAGAACATCTAAAGTAAAAATAGATTTTAGGTCTTTAAATTCAGATAGAAATATCAGTGGGATTTATAAAGGTCATTCTGCAAAACAAAGTATCCAAAGTAATAAGGTTGTAGTTTGGGATACTATTAATGAAAAATGGGATGACATAGAATGGGATACAATTATATCATGGGAAAAATTAAGTGAAACCTCAGTCTGCTAAAGCAAAAGGTCGTAATCTACAAAAGTGGACTAGAGAAAGACTAATAGAAGAATTAGATATCCATCCAGAGGATATTAAATCTACTTCTATGGGTGCTGGTGGTGAAGATGTTACCATGGCAAGAGCAGCTAGAATAAAGTTTCCATATTCAATAGAATGTAAGAATCAAGAAAAGTTAAATATTTGGTCTGCATACGAACAAGCAGAATCAAATTGTGGGGACTACGAACCACTTGTAGTCATTAAAAGAAATCGTCAAAAAGCATTAGTTGTTTTAGACGCAGAGGCATTCATTAAAATGCACAAGGATGAATAAAATATCAGATTGGTTTGCAATGTCAATGACGAAGTTTTTTCGTTTTGTTGCAGATACATTTTTTGCAAAGAGGTATGGACATCGTGCAGTTGTCCTAGAAACAGTTGCTGGTGTGCCTGGCATGGTTGCTGGTATGTGGATGCATCTAACAAGTCTTAGACGAATGAAAACAGGTTATGGGCCAATGATAAGAGAACTTCTTGCAGAAGCAGAAAATGAAAGAATGCATCTTATGTTTTTCATAGAAATTACTAAACCAAATGTATTTGAAAGATGGTTAGTGTTATTTGCACAAGCAATCTTTTGGGTATTTTATTTTGTCTTATATGTTTTTTTTCCTAAAACTGCACATAGAATGATACATTACTTTGAAGAAGAAGCAGTAAAATCATATACAGAATACCTTAAGATGGTAGAAAGTGGTGAAGTAGAAAACATCCCAGCACCACAACTTTCAATAGAATATTATGGGATGAAGAAAAGTGCAAAGCTTTCAGACTTAATCAAAAAAGTCAGAGCTGATGAAGCACATCATGCTAAAATCAATTACAAATATAGTGAGGGGCTGTAGCTCAGTAGGGAGAGCGTCTGGTTTGCATCCAGAAGGTCGTAGGTTCGATTCCTATCAGCTCCACCATTTGACAGATAGGTACACTTTTTGATATACTACTACAGTAAGTTGGTTTGGAATAGAGGTTCGTTACCTTTCAACTAAAGTTGCTACAAGAACTGATAACGACAGTGAGTCAGAAATCCAACAACTAGAGACCCCAGTAAGACCTGCTGAAGAGTGAGATAGTGACTGGGGTTTTGTTTTATTTGACAGGTAGGTACATATTTTGATATACTACTTCTGTAATAAAGGAGTAATGCATTGATAGAAAATTATATTAGAACAGAATACGAAATCCAAGACCCATGTTCTGGGTTCAGTGGTACATCTTTACAAGGTTATACAGACCCAGTAAGTTTCTATGATTTAATAGAACTTTTTGGTAAACCATCTGTTGACACTAATTTAGACGATAAAGTTAATGTTGAATGGTTGATTGAAGGTAAAAGATATTACATCGATGAATATGGTGATGAAGATTGGGATTATGTAAAAGCAACAATCTACAACTGGAAAACTGGTGGTGTTCCAAGTGGTGAATACGATTGGCACATTGGTGGTAATGGTTGGGCTGCAATTGAAATGATTGAAGATATTATCAAAAATAACATTAAACCAGAGTACAATTGGAATGATTGATGTAACAATTATGGGGCCACGAGGTGGTCGTGTTAAAGATATAGATGAAGCATTAATCTATAATTATATTATAGAAGCATGTAAAGAACTAAAAATTAGACAAGCAGACATAGAAGTCTTGGTATACAATAAGTTTCCAAGTGATTATGATTATGCAATAGGTTTTTGTTATGGTGATATTGAATCTGTAACAATTGAATTAACTAAAGAAGATGATAATATGTTTCTAACACTTGCACATGAAATGATTCATGTGAAACAATTTCTAGATGATAGATATCCAAGTGAAAGAGAAGCAAAAAAACTAGAAGAAAAACTTCATAAAAAAGTAACTGCAAGGATGGGATACTAATGTACACATACTACAAAGAAATAACAGATTGGAGTGACTCTGGATGTAATGTTCCAAATCACACTTATATCTTTAATGAAAAAAATCAAAATGTAGGATATATCAAAACTGGAACTAAAAAAGAAATCATTTATAAATCTCCATCTAAACTATTTTCTAAATCAAGACGAAAATTTATAAAACTTGACAGATAGGTACACCTTATAGTAGAATACAAATATGACAAATATTAAACAATCTTGGAAAGATACTAGAATCAAAGAAATCAATGACATGGGTTACAAGTGTGATGATTCACATCCATGTTTTGAAGAGGTTCAAGCAATCTATGACAGTAAGGCAGAGTCTTACGAAGAGTTTGCAGAAACCTTTAAAGTATAACAGTTTCGAAGTGACAACTCATAGCAGTTGTATATTGGGTGGGAGTCTGATTCTCCCTTAAAATCCCTAAAGGTGCTGATGGTAGGGTTTACTCTCTCCTTCCCCATCATCGTTGTCACTTCACCTAATTAACGAGAGACTAACATGAGGAATTATGGCAGTAAAAAGTAGAGGCTTCACTAGTGGTCATACAAAAACTAGGAAGTGTTCTTCTCAAGGACAAGGTGGTCGTAGTCGAAGGACTAAGATTGGAATGTCTACGATGAATAAAAGAAAAAAAATGTCTCACAAACCATATCGAGGACAAGGGAGATAATAATGGCACAACCACAACAACAACAGAGTGAACTCAAAACACTCAAGGAATGGAAAGATTTTGAAAAAGAACTTAAAAAACAAGTTGCTGAATCTCAAAGAAAGAGCAAAGAAACAGTCTAGTAGTTTTACTACAGAAGAGTTAAAAAAATCTACAAGGATTTTTAAATCTGCGACACCAAAATATACATGGGATTGGTATCTTAAGTGGGTATCATCTGCATTAGTATTAAGTGCAATGTCAATTCGTGGTATTCCAGAGTTACAACAACTGGATTTGATATTATCAATCTTCGGTATCGCAGGATGGGTTGGTGTTTCAATTGCATGGAAGGACAGAGCATTAATTATGTTAAACACTGTAGGATTGTTTTTCCTACTTAGAAATTTGATTACAATATGGGTACAATAAATTTAGGAAACAGTTTAAGGTATGACATGTCTGGTCGTAAAAGAAAGACCAAAAGTCTTTCTACAAAGAAAAAGTGTCATACTGTGTCATACAAAAAGTATGTTCCAAGTCAATTGGAAATAGACAGACAAAAAGCAAAAGAAGAATTTGATAAGAAATATCCTTCATTGGGTGTTAATGCAAGACCAACTAAAAACATAGATAATTCTTGGAAACTAGAAGAATCTAAAAAGTTTACAGTTGCACCAGCATACAATAAAGGTGCTTATCAAGTAATACCAAAAGAGGATATAGAATGGATTGGGAAATAATAATACAGATACTTTTACTTATTGGAGCTGGTATCTTTGCAATCGGTAGTACTATCATTGTTGCAGAAGATAAACAGAAGAAAAAAGTAAAAAATCACATTAATAACTTACCTAAGAAAAGAGAAGAAGGTTTCCCTTTTCAGAAAAAACCACTTACAAGTAAGGGTCAGTTTGATAAACAGAGAACCACTTACACTGATGGGGACAATACTTAAAATTTCAATTTTTATAAGTAATTTAGATGAGAAATAAGAGAAATACAAAATCTCTTGATGAAATCTATTATGGTGTAGAACCACATGCAGAAGATGACAGAGATAAAGCACGATGCATGAATTGGTATAACTACATGAGTGATAACAAATCATGTGGTGAATGGTTATCAACATGGATGTCTGATAGGGATTATGAAGACAAATACATTAAAGGATTGAAGAGACTTAAATATGTCCCTAGAACTGCAGCTGCACTTGCAAGAATGCAAACTAATTCAGTTCCATGTATGTTTGAAGGTGATTTATTAAGTCAATCTACAACTGAGTTCATAGAAAAACATGTTAATAAATGTATTGCAGATATAGACTCTCTCAAATCTCTTAAAGATGAAGAAAAGAAAAAGAAACCAGTTATCTCTATTCAAGAAAGAATTCTAAATAAGGCAAATGAATATGCTGGTGAAATAGAATATCAAATAGATTTATACTTTGACGACCCTAAAAATAAATTCGATGTCTTTGCATATCTAACAGATGAACAAGTATCAGGCCCAGTTGCAGTAAAAGTAGGTGACAATTTCCACAATTTAGAAAAAGAATTAGAAGAAGCAGTTGAAGGTAAATGTCCACAACTAAAAGAAGCATACTCATTCTTATCTAAAAAAGGACTAAGGGATGCATACAAATATATTTGTGGTATCAGAACAGATTGTGATAAGTATGCAAAAGGTAAGATAAATCAAAAAAGAAAACCAAGAAAGAAAAAAGTTTACACTGCACAGGAACAAACTAAAAAGATAAACTACAAGATAACAGATACAGAGTACCATCTAACCTCAGTTAATCCAGAGTTAATCGTTGGTGCAATGCAACTATGGACATTCAATACAAAAACCAAAGAGATTACCAAATATGAAGCAGAAGATAGAGCTGGTCTTGGAGTCAAAGGAACAACAATACAAAACTTTGGTAAATACAGTACATCTAAAAAAATTGGAAACAAGACAGAATATTTCCTTGACAGAATCCAAGAAGGTGGTAAAATAGTATTAAGTAAAGTATTAGATGAAGTAAATACAAAATCATCTAAACCTACAGGAAGAATAAACGAACACACTATATTATTGAGAACTGAATGATTATCGTAGACCTAACGCAGGTTCTAATTGCGTCACTGATGGCATCGACCAGAGGTGGAACTGAACCAATAGATGAAGACCTAGTAAGACACATTGCACTTAAATCACTTGTAATGTATCGTAAAAAGTATGGTAAAACTTATGGAGAACTAGTTCTTGCAGATGATTCCTATAATGTCTGGAGAAAGGACATTTTTCCACATTACAAAGCAAATCGTAAAAAAAGTAGAGATAAAGATACCAAAGATTGGGGTCAAATATTTGATTGCATAACTGTAATTAGAAATGAATTAAAAGAGAATTTTCCTTATAAATACCTCTTAATATCAAAATGTGAAGCAGATGATATTATAGGAACACTTTGTGAAAAATATGGTGATACAGAAAATATCATGATTATTAGTGGTGATAAAGATTTTCAACAACTTCAAAGGTATAAAAAAGTAAAACAATTCTCACCTATCACAAAGAGTAATATAAAACTAACACAGGAACAAGCTTTAGAGTATCTTACTGACCATATAATTAGTGGTGATACTGGGGATGGTGTTCCTAACTGTTTATCTCAAGATGATGTATTTGTATCTGGGTTGAGACAGAGACCTTTGTCTAAGAAGAAAAGGACATCTATCAAAGACCCTCTTGTTATGAATGACAGTGAGGTAGACAGGAATTTATCTAGGAATAGAAGTCTTATTGATTTGACCTATATACCTAGTGAATACAAAAATCAAATCCTAGAAGAATTTGATAATGTAAAGGTTGCATCGAGAGGTGGACTATTAAATTACTTTATTAAGAAAAGACTTATGGATTTGCAAGAAAATATCGGAGACTTTTAAATTATGGCAAAACGAGGAAGACCTAAAGGGTCATTAAATAAAAAAACTCTAGAGAAACAAGTTCAAAAAATTGAACAAGATGTAGCTTTAGAAACAGCAGATGCAGTTTTAACAAAAGAAGAATTACCTTCTGCTGTTGATGATGCAGCTGATGTAATGTCCAAATATGAAAAACCTATTGGGGAAACTCAAAAGAAGGTTTTAGATGGGCCAGTGGGAGAATCAGTAAAACCTAGAAAGGTTTCAGATTTACCAAGGAATCCAAGTATAGTAGAAATACTTAAATTGGTTGAAGAAACTAAAGGTAAACAATCTAAGATTGCAATCTTAAAAGAATTTAGTGGAAGAGCAGATGTTAAGTATGCACTTAAAGCTGCATTCGATGAAAGAGTTCAGTTTACTTTACCAGAAGGATTACCAGAAGGAACTGTTATTGGAGACCCAGACACACCAGATGGTGCAATGGATATGGCTCCAGAAAGATTCATTCGTGTATTCAAAAGAATGCAATATTGGGTAAAAGGTGGTCTTGCAAACAGCACAAGCAAAGTTACAAAACAAGAAGAAATATTCTTAAACACTTTAAGGTCACTTGAGAAATCTGAAGCAGAGTTTTTACTTGCAATTAAAGATAAGACTATGCCTTTTAAATCTGTCACAAAAGAAATTTGTGAAGATGCTGGATTTGACCTAACTCCTAAGTAAGTATTGATATAAATACTACTATGGAAAAGACAATTAATAGACTGGGATTAACCGATGAAGAACGAGCAATTACTTACACTAATAATGGTGTAACAAAGATTGCAGAGATTCGTCATTATGACCCAGTAATGGGATTGTTAAAGATTATAGACCCTATGAGTGGAGACATTCATGAAATGATTTACAATAGGGACTTTAGTAGATGGTTCGTGCCAGGCACAGACATTGTTTGTACCTATAATGCAGAAGAACCAGTAGTTAAACAGATTGATACTCAGGCAGGTGATGTCCCAGTAACAATCAAAAGGTTTCCAAGTAATCCTTTAGATTAATTGGAATAAAATATAGTATGGAGATATTATGGAACAAGTAGAAAAAGTTGATTTGATGCAAACACAGATTTTAGGTCTGAAAGAACTTGCACAAATGGTTGCAGTTATTGATACTGCAGCGAGTAGAGGAACTTTCAAAGCAGAAGAGTTCTCAACAATCGGAAGATTAAGAGAAATCATTATTGCAGAAAGTCAAACTCAAGCACAGATTAGACAACAAGTTGCACAACAACAAGAAGTCGAATCTACTCTTGATGGTGGTAAAACAGAAGGTAATGAAACTGTAGAACCAGTTATTGATGCAAGGGAAAAAATAAAAAGAAGTAAAGGTAAAAAGTAATGGTAGATAGTTTCGATTTTGGGTTTACTGCTGTAGACCAAGATGAACTTACAACTAAAACAGGGGAAAGTGCAGCTCTTAATGAAAAGATTGCAGAAGACCTTAAGAAAGTTGCAGAGTCGTCAAAGGGTGCAGTCAATTCTGAACAGATAGAAAACTTAGATGCAAAAGTTGATGTTCTCAACAAACTTGTATCTAATGCACTAGATGAATTAGATGAAGCAAAAACAAATGTAGGAAGTTCTACAGATGTTGCAGTATCAAAATTGAAATCAAGTCTTGCAGATGCAGAAGAACTTATCTTACCACTTTTACATAAGCTTATGGAAAATGAGGACAAAGAATATATCTATTGGCCTAATCGTAAAGCAATTATTTCACAACAAATTGAAAGAGTTAAAAAAATAACTAGAGGTTAATTATGGCTACAGATGCAATTGGACAGACTATTCCTTCATGGGTAGAAGACAATTCATATGAACTAAAAAGTGTTGCAACATTCACATCAAATGAAGGTCATTTGACACCATGTTCAGAAACAGATTTTAGGTCACTATGGAAAACACATTACGAAGGTTCAATAGTTCGTGATGGTAAGATGAAAGACAATAGTTCATATGATGGTAAGTTTTGGATTGACCCTAATAGAAACTATAATAAAGTAGAAGAACTACCAGACCAACTTAATACAACTGGAGAAACAAATGCAGATGGTAAACCTATGGCAATGATTCCTTCACTTGCTGGTCAAGATGACAATGATACTTCGAACTATGGTGCAGCACAATGGGTAGGAAATTCTGGATTAGATGCATATGCACCACCATGTACTTTTTGGATAGGTGATACAGAGGTCACTAAAGATGATGCATTTACTTCTACTAAAAAATATGTTTGTTGGAGATATGCATCTGATTATAAAAAATCAATGTGTAATGAATACAATCCAATAGAAACAGTTGCAAAAAGAACTTTACCTCAACAAACCTCAGGCCCAGCTGAAACATCAAATACAGATTATGATTCTAAAAATATTTCATCTGATACCACTAATTCACCAACTTTAAGTAGTCCACATCTTACAGAAGAAGGAGCTGGAGAAACTTATGTAACCAAATTAACTTGTATGAATGATTATTTGGTATCTGGTGCTGGTATGAAATATAAAATGGAATGGGAAAAAAATGAAAATACTGCAATAGCAAGTGAAGTTGATACATGGTTAATTTCAAATGGATATGGACGAAGCTCAAAACAAGATAATATTTGGGTTACACATTCACCACAGGTGTTAGGTCAAGCAAGAGTGATGAAAGAGTGCTATAACTTTGTAGGTAGTGCAAGAGTAGATACTACTTTACAAGATATCGACAGTGGTGTTTTTGGATTACCAGCTGGACATCCAATTCTTTCTTCAACAATAGAATTACAAGGTGCAATAGATTTTACACAGCATTTTCCAGATGCAACAGGATTTAATGATGGAACTCAAATAATACCAGATAATCAACAAGTAAAGTTTGGTAACGATACTGTTTAATAATGGTAGATAAAGAACATATTCTTAAACTCAAAAGAGGAGACATTGCATTGATTGTCAATAGTGATGATGGATGGTTTAAGAAAATGTCGATTGCATTTGCAGACGACCATGACGATTCAATTCAAATGAGTGGTGATTGGATATCACTTTACAAAGCAGTTACACATCTTTCAATGATATGTGACACTTATCTCAGAAGTAGACAAAACTTAATACAAGAAGATGGTCATGACTTACTTGCAGAACAAGAGTGGAATCAAGATATGTTAGACCCATATATTTTAGGTGATTATCTTAATAATTTAGGATATACCCTTCCACCAGAACTACAAAAAGAAATTGACGAACAAGACGAACAAGAATTAAAAAAAGAACCTATAAGTAAGGATAATGTTATTCAACTATTTCCAGAAAAATAAATTTGATTTATAGGTACATTTTTTGATACAATGGTTTAAATTTTTATATATTAGATAGGATTATATTATGGAAAAACTCAAGTCACCTTATGACATGACAGAACAGGAAATGTTATATGCAGAAATTGGTAGAGAAATCGCCAAGTATGCAGAAAAAAACAAAACCACATCACTACGATTCAGTAGAAAAGAATTCGAAACAGATAGAAAAGGAAGTGCAGAAGATGATGTATGGAATCATATGTTAACTGCATGTGATAAACTTACTAGGATAGGAACAACATGGGGGCCTAAGGATACCAGTTGTCTTAACAAGAAAGAAAAGATTATTGTCCAAGCACAACTAAGGAAAAGAGAAATTGCAAGAAAACGAAGAGAAAAAAGACTACAAAGTTCTTAATGCAGACAGTATGGGTAACGATATATTCGTTATCAGTGATATTGTAAATAATTCAGATACAGCTGGATGGTATCACTGTATGCGTTTATGGGGTAAATGGAGTAAAAACCAATTATTCTATAATCAAAACCCACCAATAGCTGCAATGGATTCACATATTGAATCTGCAACAAAAGTAAATCATAATGTATTCCCACCTCAAATAGAGATAGATGGTACAGAAGTAACTGGAACAAAAGAAAGAACTTCATGGTTTATTAATGCATCTAAAATAGAAAACTGTAATGTTTATCAAAAAGCAGAAAACACAACTGTCATAAAAGGACTTACTGCTGATAATGTAAAAATTGAAGGAACTATACTTCCAGAACCATTTAAAGTTGGTAATTATGAAGTTACTCAAGAAATGATTGATGAAAATCCAGATGTATTTAAATCTATAGAGGTTGATGGTGGAAGACTTAGTTCTGGTGTATATGATATACATCCAGAGATTGCAAGAATAACTAAAGAAATATATGACATATATCTTCCATATTGTAATGAAATTATAGGTAAACCTTTTAAAAAAGAATTTACAAATGCATATATCAATAGAAATGCATTTGGTGACACATGTTGGACACATGCAGACCCTTTTGATTATAGTCTAGTTGTTTATCTCAATCCAGATACATATGATTTAAGAAAGTGGGGTGGTGAAACATTATTCTTTAATGATAATATTACATTAGGAAGAGGTGCAGTTTCACCAAAAGGTGGTACTGCATGTTTATTTAAAAGTGATATACCACATAAAATTACAACTGTATCATGGGAAGCTGATTTTGACAGAATTGCAATAACTTATTTTTTGGAGCTTGAAGATGATTAAGAATATTGATACAATGAATGAAGAGATATTCTTAATTGATGATGTCTTAAATCAAGGGCCAGAAGAATTAGTAACTACTACATGGTGGACAAATTTTACCAATTATGGTTCATGGATAAAAGGATTTCTTGCATATGGTGGTAATCCACCACATATCAGTATGGATAAAACTGGTGACCCAGATATTCAAAAAAGACTTAGAGAAGAAGGTGGTTTTTCTCCATTTATAACTGGAACAGTAGAAAGAAATACTTGGTATATGAATGTATCTCAAAGTCAAGAAGCATTTACAGAAGCAGCTTCAAAAGCATATAAACAAAAAGATGATGGTAATAAACCTTATTGGGATAAAGAAGACCAAGAGTGGGGATTAGACACAAATATATTTAAACATCATCCAATAGTGCATGTGTCGGTTGATGATATATGGAATACTTATAAACCACATTTTGAGGAAGCGTTAGGTCTTAAAGTAAAAGATTATAACAACTGTTATGTTCATGCATTTCAATGTGGAGATAGTTCATGGACACATCAAGATTACATGGATTACAGTGCAATAGTTTATTTCAATCCTACAACACATTGGGATTTAAGAAAGTGGGGTGGAGAAACATTATTCTTTAATGATGATTTAGACTTTTGTCGTGCAATGACAACACCAAAAGGTGGTAGTGCAGTAGTATTTCGTGGAGATATTTTTCACAAAGTTACAGGTGTATCTTGGGAAGCTGACTTCCCTAGAAACTCTGCAACATTTTTCTTTGACAAAAAATAACTATGAGGTTATAATTATATTATGAATATTTTTTACTTACACAAAGACCCAAAAACATGTGCAGAAATGCATTGTGATAAACATGTATGCAAAATGATTATTGAGTATGCACAACTCATGTGTACTGCACATAGAGTTATTGATGGTGAACATTATGAAGGTAGAACTGCAAACAATAGAAGGATTGCAAGATGGAAACATCCACTTGAAAATCATGAGAAACTATTATACAAAGCATCACATATCAATCATCCAAGTAATCTATGGGTAAGAGAATCACAAAATCATTACAATTGGTTGTATGAAATGTGGGAACATTTGTGTTATGAATATACAAATCGTTATGGTAAAGTGCATATGACAGATTTAAAACTTCGTGGAATACTTGCATCATCACCTATGCAGATTGATGTTAAACCATTTGTTGACCCATATCTTGCAATGCCTGATGATGTAAAACAAGAAAATGTAGTAGAAGCATACAGAGACTACTATATAAACTATAAGAAAGATTTTGCAAAATGGACTAATAGAAAAGTCCCAGATTTTATGATAGGAACTATTCAAGAAATAAAAGATATAGAAACACACGCTGGATATGCTTCATAATGCCAACATATACTTTAGAAGATAAAGAAACAGGTGAACAACATGATGTGCTGATGACTTGGAAT